TTAGGTGGTAAGTCAAAGTTTTGTGTGCCTCCTACGGAGGTTGTAACCTGTATAAGCGCACATTCTGCTTTTGTTAAGTCTAGCATATCTTTTTGATGCTCTATAAACTCTATCATTTTTGCGCCAACATTCTTTTCGTCTTCGTATTTAGAAAACTTTAAATCCTTGATAGGTATTTTTTTGGATTTCTGTAACGAATAGTTATCATCCATGGCTGTGGCTGCAAAGTATAATTTTCTTCTATCAAAAGAAGTTTGTAACATTTCGTTTCCGTTTCTGATCCATTGAGATGTTGGTTTACGTAAATTACATATCACACGACTAGAAACATTATATTGTCTTCTGGCTTCTTTTAAATCTGATACATAGTTCTGTGGGTTTATAAAATCCGCATCAAAACAGCCAATATGTAAGTTAGCTCGTTTAAATATGTCACTTTCATTTGCTGAGTTTAAAAATTGTACGCCACCATTGTAGTCCCCTACAATCATGATAATATTGAAGTGTTCTAATATGTATTTGAAATATATTATGTGCTTCTTTAGATTTGTTCCTGGTAAAGCATAACTGTGCACCACAACAGCTTTCTTTTCTTGAGGCATTAATTTAAGGACTTGTATAGCAAAATCATCAGATGTTTCAGATTCGGACCACGATGGGTCAAACGCCATGATATATTCTGCATCTGGATCGCCTGCTACTTCAACACAGGGAGATTCTCCATCCACAATCGTGCAATCGGCCATCTTACTAATTTTAAAGTAACCTGCGCTATCATCAGTAAATATAGCATTAAACTCTCGATCAATTTGAGACTGACTCATAGAACCCCTAGCTTGGCTAATTAAGTTTTCATCATACAAAGCTTTAGGTGCCGCATCATAAGAAAACTGCATAATACATCTTCTACCTTGGTTTTTTGCTCCAGGATTAAATATCATATTCTCATATGCTTGATATAGCTTATATAAATACTCAAACTTGTAAGACGCAGATGAAAGTCCTATCATTTTATTACTTGGCCACTCAGTTCTTTCTTCTTCTGTCATTTTACCTAACTTTATCATTTCATCTTCAGCATCTTTAATCTTTTGTCTTTCTGTTGGGTTTTCAACAACAGCCAAGAACGGCATAATAACTTCATTATAAATTTTCTCTGGCATGAGCAATAACTCGTCAATAATAATTCTTTGGAAACGGAAACCACGAAGTTTTTCACCGTCACCTAAAGGCAAAGCTGTAATACGGCTTTTACCTATTTGCATAGACCACTCATCATTTGACTTGGTCACTTTGCCTATGCATTGTTGAAACAACTCGGCTTTTTTATCTGCAGCTATATCTTCTATCTTTCTAAAGATCATTTTTGACTGCCTAAAAGACTTTGATATAATTCCTATATGTACCCCTTGGTTCAGAGATGCGTCCAAAAGCGCAAAAATACCCGTAGAAAAGGATTTTGACATACCACGCGACCACACCCCTAGAAAATAATCATTCTCCATCATAGCCTTAACTGCCATGTGTTGAAACGGAAACAATTCTATACCAGTAAGTAATTGCGTTGAAAACGTAATGTTATCTTTAAGAAATTTGTACAACCAATATTTAGCTTTATTGTCCTCAAGGTATCCCTCAAGTTCTAAAACTTGTTGATTAACATTTTCCCTTTTAAGGGGTTTTTGATTACCTGTCTCCCAAGACATTTTCTTCTTCTATGTAATATTGCATGTCAGTTTCCCAAAGCTCTTTACCCAATGCCAATAACTTAGGTATAATTATTTCGCTCTGCGTTCTATTCTCGGTAAATATGAATTGACAGTTTCCAGCAAACTGATGTTGAAGCTTGACCATGTTGGAAAAAGCCCAATTCAAGGTTGATAACCTTTTACCAGGAAAATAATCTTTATATATTGCCTTAATGCTTTTTTCTACAACAATATACATATAACAATCCACTTCCACACATCTCTGCATTTCTCTTTGGAATCTTTTGAATCCGTTACCGAAAGTCCCTATAAAATCTGTCGCGCTTTTTCTATCTACAAACGTATTTGTAAATTTATCTCCAGATAATGTATAATCACCGAAAGCTAATTTTAAAGATTCGCTGTTTTTGAAATATAGTGGTTGTTGTTCTCTTGTATCTATAAATATTTTTTCATTATAGTCGTCAAAGAATTTCTTCGTCAAATGCTGATTAAATAGCGGTTCTAAACCTATCTCTTGTGACGCCTTGGTATAAGAACCAAAATGTTTTTTGTATATACTGATGTCTGGCAATTTCGCTTTGTAGAGCTCAACATAAGAGGGTGTGTGTTCCCATTTTTTTCTAATCACTCTTTCGGCTAATACTTTCAGTATGTATTGTTTTACTTCGTCTTGATCAGATGTTTTGCACCATTCCTTCATTTGACTTCGTCTTGCAAAGTCTGTGTTGAAGTATTGATCTTTGTTTTTAAATTGTATTGGTGCGCCAGTTAGTTTATTATATCTTGGATAATGTTGTACATAATAATCCGCAACATAAAAACCATGCTTTTTTATATGTGCATGTAACGCTTTTTCTGAGTCAAACTCTTCTCCGCACTCTTTACATTTATAAGACATCATTAATACCAATCCCCAAAACTCTAGCTTTCCAAGCGGCCATACCCTCAATCTTTTTCGCTTCCTCTTTAATGATTTGCTTTTGCATTTCGGCTATGTGTACCATGTTCTTGCGCTCTTCTTCTTCTTGAAACAATTGCACAATAGATAGAAATGATGCAGTTTCTTTTTGTTTGTTCTTCATCCTTTCACCTCTATCGCCTTGGAGTTTCTTTGTTAAATTTTCTATACGACTTTCACACTGATGATACTCAGCACTCTTAGCTTTAATAATTTCCGCTAAACGCACAGTCATTTCGTCCTGGTCGTCCGCTGATTCAAACATATCATTTAATTTTTGTAGGTGTGACGTAATTAATTCTAAATTAATAATCTCTTTGCCCACATTCATGTATAGGTTAATTTCATCTGCCGTTAGATCTGGCTTATCCCATGTTAGCCTAATAAACTCTTGTTCAAAAAGTTCCCTGTCTCTTGGGTTGTTGTAGTTATTAACGATGGCTATGAATCTTGAGTTGTTTAAATTTATTCGCAATCTTTCACAGCATGTCAATTGGTTCCTAGACATCTTACCTTCTTCTAGACCGTATCCCGTTGAATCATTAATTTTTTTAATAATTCTCGAAATAGCGTGTGGCGCAGCGTAGTGAAAACTTTCATTGGTTGTAGGCTCTTCTTCAATAGATGATGTATACTCATGCACAGTTCTTTGTTCTTTGCTTAACTTTTTGGTTGAGTTTCCAAAAAGTTCTTTTGCTATCTGTAAAGAAGACCATCCGTCTCCATGTCGCTCTTCAATGATAGATTTTTGCTCATCATTTAATTCTACTGATTCCACCTTGACATGTTTCGTGGTCTGAGCCTTCAATCCGTTAGAAGCTAGAAACTTCGTCACAGATCGTCCCTCCTTTGACCTACCGTCCAAAGTGTCATCGTTAAATACAATCTTAGTAATGTCGATTATGTTGGGGTTCTTTTGGAACTCCTCCAAGATTCTATCTTTTTGTTCTTGCGTTAAGTCTGTCATAGTATGTCGTTGTTATCTAAAATTTCTTTGACTTTCTCTTGAAAAATCTTTTTTAGATTTTTAATTTGTTTGTACCCTGCTGATCGTTTCTTTTCGTTGGTTTTGTAACCTAAATACGAAGCGACCTTTTCCTCAGAGTGGTTTTCGATAAAAAGCATACGGAAAGCCATGTACTGCTTTAAATTTAAATGTGGCTTGAGATGCTCAGAAATTCTTTCTGTGGCATCTGCTATATCTATAAATTCATCTTGTCTTTGGTTGATTTCGTTTGTGTGGTTTTCGATTGTAACCGCTAGTTTTATATCGTATGCTGATTTTTTTCTTTTTTCCCAATCTGCATACAACTGACAAGAATTGTCCTGCCTACCGCTTGAATTAAGGCCGCACGAGTCACCGCCTAAATTATGTTCACACCTTAAACAAGGTCTGGCATAATTACCATAATGATTACGTAACAAATTTTTAAATTGATTAGCAACGACTCGACTCAACCAAGGTTCAATCGGTTTAGTCTGATCCCACAAATGCCACTTCTTGTAAATGTGGGTCATGATAATTTGTTTTATATCATCGTAATCAACGGAGGGTACCGCATCTAGATCCCATTTACTTCGTTTTTTTTCTAGTGCTCTTTCTATTTGTTCGAGTTTGTCCTCAAAATTATACATTTACTTAAGATCATCAATATGTT